ACAAAGTTATAGAATTCACGGAATCCTGTTCTTGTTGTGATGTCAGAGAATCTCTCACCATACTCACCTCTTGCAGAACCTTTACGGAAAACTTTAGTACCATTAGCCAAGTACTTGTTATCCATGTATTTGTAGTTGTCATTGTTTACCAACTGTACAGTATAGATAAATCCATCTCCTAAAGGAAGGATATCTTCTGCAGTGATGTACATCTCAACACCGTTGTATTTGTCATAAGTGATGATATCACCATGTCCAAACTCTCTACGGTTTAACTTAATACGGAATGTTGATCCTTCAAGACCTTTGAAAGTGTTGTCTGGTTCAATATCCTCAATGATGTAAGGTAGATCAATAGACACAGGTGTCTGCCATCTGTACTCACCACGAGCATTATCAACCATGATAACATTCTTTCCACCAAAACTTGACATTTGGTAAAGCGGCATTTCAACTTTCTGAGCCATAGCCCATAAGTCTACTGGACCTAAATCCATTGGTTCTGCATCTTTCAGCATGTTAACCAAGTGGTATGAATCCACATGGGAACTTGCTTGGTAGGCTGTATCCCGGAGGAATATACCATTGTTTAAAACTGGAGTTGCCATTTTATATTTGTTTATTTGTTACTAATTAAAATCTCTTGAACAAGTTGTTTGGTCTTGAGATGGTTTTTTGTGTTGTTTGTCTAGAAGGTGATTTTCTTTCTTCTCTATCTTCACTAATGTTAGATGAAGTAAGTTTTCTACCCTCTTCTGTTTTTAATTGTCTTACTGTTTTTTCTATAGCTGCTTTACCACCTTGGTCTTTAATCTTAGATTTATAACCATCCGGGTCTGCAAGTAACCATAGTGCCTCTGCAATTAGATCATGTCTTGGTTCCACAAACTGATACTTTTCTAATAAGTGTCCAAGTAAGTTTGTTTGTTTACCAGAGATTGAACTGTAGCTTGGTTGAACTAATCCAGAGTACAACATACTTTGTGTCTTTCTGTCTAGTTTAACACCACCAATATCACCTGCAGCTAATGTATTATACACATTCTCCGTGTATGCTTTTGCCGCATGTTCTTGTTGGCTTTTCTTTTGCTCTTGCTCAGCTAATTGTCTTGCAACAATTTCTTCTTGCATTCTATCTAACTTAGGTTTAAACTGATTAGCTTTTTGTCCTAACTTATCCATGTCAGCCCAATCTTGGATTTCTGATTCAATTTCATCATCAGTACCAAAATTAGTAGCATAAAGATATTGTCTTGCAATCTCAGCTTGGTCATTCTCATTATCTGGATCTAATTCAAACATCTCCTCTACATGAGCTAATGTTCTAAATAGTCCTTTAAGATCTTGACCACCGTCAGCTACATACTTAGCTGCAATTTGAAGTTCTTCTGGAAGAGACTGAAAGAATTCTTTTGGTGTGTCTTTTCTTATCTTAGCTTCTCTTTCATTAAAGTTAGCTTCAAAGAGTTCTCTAAAATCTTTTGTGGTGTACTCCTCTAAAGGTTTCTCATCATCAAAAGGCATTAGTTCACCATCTTCAATCATTTTTTGAGCTAGTTCATAAAGACCTGACTTATCTACTTTAGGTCTACCTTTATTTCCGGCATCTTCTTCTTGAGAGATTAAACCATCTAACTCAGCAATAGTCTCTTCAACTTCTGCTTTCTTTTCAGCTGCCTCCTGTTTTTCTGCAGGACTAGCAGGTGAGTTGTCAAGGAACGTAGTATCTATATTCTCACTAGAGAACATAGTCTTTGGTTTTTCTTCTTCTTTACCATCTGAAGGAAGCATTACACTTTCCGCACCTGGTATTCCAAAGAGCTCATCAATATTTACATCAATCTGCTCTACCGTTGTAGAGTCTTTAACCTCAGCATTGAGGTCTTTTGTTTCATCAGTCATTGTTGTTGGTTTTTTGTTATACTTTAATATACAAAATAAACTTGAAAAATTTAAAAGGTGCTGAATAAAAAATTAGCATTATATGGCTAAGTACTATTTCTTTTCTTTAGAACCTTTCTGATCAAACTTGTTTTTATTAGTTCTAGCTATTTCTAATTGCTTATCAGCTATCTCTTTTTGAACTTGTAATTTCTCTCTTTCAATGTTATTTTTATCTCTGTCAATAGTCATTCTGTTGCTATCTTTCTGAGTTTGTAGATTAACTTGTGCTTGATATTCTTCAGATTTTCTTATCTCACCCATTTGATCTGCAAAGTCTGATTGTTGATTTTGATTAACATCTCCCATAGCACCATAACCAGCAGCTCTAATTTCAGCAACCAAGATATCTCTTTGTCTATTTTTCTCATTCTCAGCAGCAACAGCATCAATCTTCATCTTCTCAATTTCTTGTTGTTGTTGAAGTTGTTGTTCTTGCATTTGTTGTTGAGACTGCATCTCTTGTTGTTTAACTTGTTGTTGTTTCATTTCAGAATCTTTAAGTACAGTGTTAAGCTGACCAATAGAATCTGATTGAACAATTTTACCTAAGTCATATATAGAAGCTCCTGTAGTATTATTCTGCATAGCCATTTGTTTAAGCTGTTCTAGAATAGCTCTATGGTTTGCATTTGTACTTACAAAAATATTAAGATCTCTCATCAACAAATCAGTACCATTTATTTGGAAGTTAACCTTTTCATCTGCAGATGTTATATAGGTTAACCTTGAAGATGGTTTTGTTGAATGATAGTATTGAGCTAAGTCAGTACGCATCTGATGTACTCTAGGCATCAAGTAATCACAGTGTTGAATAAAGAATACTTCTGTTTGTGCATATGAAGCTGACACAGCTTGTTCTACACCAGTAGCAGTTTGTTGAGCAATCTGTTGCCCCATCCTTTGTGGATTAACACCTATTACTTCATAAGCTTGTTGCTTAAAGTGATTAGCCAACTGTATCCTTGTCATTAACCTTTCTGTTTGAGATAGGTCAAGTTTCTGGAAATGTTGGAAGTTTAATGCATTCTCTGTGTTTGTAATAGAAGTATCTAGAGGAAGCATCTGGAAGTTCTTCATTGCTACATATGCTTTAGCTAAGTTACCTTTCCCCCAGTCTTCTCCTAATGAGTGTCTTGGTAAAGTATTCTGGTCAAGCATGATAATGGTACCGAGTTCATCTACTAGTATATCAGCAATCTGATTATTAACAATGTTATACCCAATCTGGTATGGCTTCATTAAGTCAATAAGTGCAGTAGACTTAGTATTTCTATCTGAGAATACAGCTCCTTCTACAGGAAGCTTACTTCCATAAAGTGTATTATCACCTTTAAACTGGAATCTTAATGGTCCAATTTTGTTTCTGTCTATACCAATATAGATAGGTGCAAATCCACCAGGATTATTCATACCCCAGAAAGAAGGAATGTTTGGTCCAATCTTAACACCACCCCATACTTCATTTATCCAGATCCAATCTATATGTTCTCCAAATACTAAATTATCTTTTGACTTGTTTTTAAATAACCTAGTATCATACATAGGTTTATCAGTAATCTTATAATCTTCTGTTACAACCTCATTAAGTACTTGACCATTGTCTGTTACTTTGGTTAAGTGACCTACTTTACGTTGTGATTTCCAATATACTGTAGATACCCTTAGCAAGTAAGCAGTACCTTGATCATAGTAATCTTCTCCTTCAGAAAGTATTTGAGCTATAATGTCACCACCCTCTAGTACTGTACCATTCATACCTGTGGTATATTGACGGTAAGCTAGTGATGGCATATTGGTATTCCATTCATGGGATTTAGTTCCATCATAGAAAGAACCATCATTTTGCATACCACCTATATTATATCCAGCAGATCTAATAGGATACACTGCTTCTAATGCAGCTAATTGTTCTTCTGATAATATATAACCATATCTGTCTATAACATCAGAAGGTGTCATCATATCTGTTTTACCTACCCAGTTAGATTGTGATATATATCTTGCATCCGGAGACTTGTGGTAAAATGTAATAGCAGGATTCCATAACTCTACTTCATAATCATCTTCCATCATACGGAAATGCCAAAACTCTCTATCTGTAATCAACATATCCCTGAAGCCTCTTTCTTCTAACTCATCCATGCAGAATCTTTCTACATCTACTTTATGTTGGTGAGTTGCCCATTCTTCAACCATAGATTTGTAATCCTTACGGAAAAACATCTCTATCTCAGGAAGTGTTTTAAGTTTATCAGGACTTACTTCTTGTTGAAACTCTTCAGATTCTGGATCCATACCCTGTTCAACTAATGCTGCTTGTATTTTCATTTGAGCATCAGACAGCAAAGTTTCTTCTACCATCTTTCTCTTTTGCTCAAGCATCTCATTGTAAGACAGTTCATCCATTGCCCGGTATGTAACTTTGCTTGACCTTTTAGCAAATTCAGCTACTAGAACATTAATAACATTTGGTATAATAGGGTAGAACTTTAATTCTAAAGCTGATTGATCTTCTTTTGTAAGTACCTCAACTATCTCTCTATAGTCATTGTTCTCTTCAACTATATAATCAGACTTATCTATAACACCTTTTGCAAGTTTATAATTCTTCATTAATCTGCGGGCATTTCTTCGGATCTGTTTAAGTCCTTGCCATTCATGCCAGTCTAAGTTCCAAGCAGCCCACTCATCATCTTTTTCTTTTTTTGGAAGAAACTGTAATGGCTGAGTAATTGTACCCATCCTATTACTCTGAGTCTTTGCTCCAGCCTTAGCTTGTAATGCGTTTATTATTTGCATAATATCTTACTTTATATTTTTAAATGGAGATCTTTTAACTCCTTGTCCTCTATCATAATGTGTTTTTCCCATATGCCTAAATGGACTACTATTTAATTTAAACAAATTTTCTGACTTTTGCAAGTTTTTGGCTGCCTCATCCATGATAACTCTCTTGGAATAACCTCTATTTGTTTGTTGTATTCTCATAAATGCTACAAGAGCACAAAATGAAACTAGTCTATCCACATTGACTCCATCAGCATATTCTCTCATTTCTTTGAGAAGCATAGGGTCTGGAATTCTTTCTATACCATATTTTGTACGTACAATTGTACCATCAGTTTTAGTCTCTACATCTAATTCCTCTCTGGTGTATTCAATAGCATAACTTAGTAAGTGTGCCTTGAATAATGTCCCGGTATTTTTCCAACCATACTCCTGGAATACATTACTGTTAGAACCAAGATCTTTTAGGAACATGATCTGACTTTTAGGCACCAAGTATCTTTGTTTCTTTCTAGACATCATGTACTGAATGAAGAGTGAAATGTTATTCTCTATTACTGTCCATGCATTGTACCATTCTATAATAAGTTCCAATCTTTGGTGAGTTCTATTTATATCATCAAACCTACCACACCATGCAGCTACTATTTTATCTGGTTCTATATATGTCTCAGTTTCAGTACCAGTAACCTTAGTTACTTCAATTGGAGCTTTCATTACATATATGGAACATAGTGATTCTGAGGTAGTTGTCTTACCTTCTGCTACGGGGTCAATGGATGCATAGTACTGTCCAAACACTGGATCTTTTATAGGCCTTTCATA